GAGTTTGCTAACTTCATCTACACGCAAGGCAACGGTATTGCTGCCCATGCCCTCGCGCTGAAGATCTACAACGGTACGCCTGATACCGACTACGACGAAAACGAAGTGGCGATCATTCGTCAGTTCGTGGATAACTGTACTCCCTGCGTCATTGACGCTTTCCATGAAATGCTCAATTCATAAATTCATAAATCAATGAAGAAAGACTTTCTAATCATCTTTGGTACTCCACACCTCCTGACTACCCCAGGCAAGGGTGCTCCTGATGGTTCCATCCGCGAACCAGTCTATTGTCGTGAACGTATCAAGTCTATGTGCGAAAAGCTCCGTGCCTATGGTTATAACGTGGCCATTGACTACGAAGACCTTAACCTTCCTGACGGGATGCGCACAAAGGACTGGAAGCTGGAGCAGAGTCGTGAGTTGTCTATGCGTGTGCGACTGGTCAACGACCTCTGCCGCACTTACGATTGCATCTACGTTAGCGTTCACCTCAATGCTGCTGGTGCTGATGGTAAGTGGCATGGTGCCGGTGGATGGTGTGCCTACACCTCGCCAGGCAAGACAAAGGCTGATAATCTCGCTGAATGTCTATACGATGCTGCTATCCCTAACCTTCGTGAGTATGTGGATATCATCAGCACAGGCAAACTGCGTGGTGAATACACCGACAAACAAACACCTATCCGCATGGATAAGTCAGATGGCGACCGTGACTTGGAAGCAGCCTTCTATGTGCTGAAACACACATCCTGCCCTGCTGTCCTCACTGAAAATCTTTTCCAGGACAATAAGCGCGATGTGCAATATCTGCTCTCTGATGCCGGTCAACACGCTATTGAGCGTCTGCATATTGAAGGCATCCTGAACTACATCAAAAAGTATGTACCGTATGCTGTTGTACCACAACAGCCCACCCATTAGCCCCATAAAGAAATGAAACAAGACCAATACTTCCGCGATTTCCAGAAGCTCTGCATTGACATCCTGGCTCAGTCTGATAATTGCCAGGAGTCGCAAGATCTTTTCCGTGCCTCTCGCTCTGTTCCAGAACTGGTGACGGCATGGCAACGCTTCTGGGCTGGTGTGCTGCATGAGGTGCCCGAACAGGTCATTAAGGCTTTCGGTGCCCTCTATCCCGTCTATCGGGATGATATTCTTCGTGCCGGCTTTTATTATAACGAGGCACCGCCCATCGACGCGCCCGCCTCAATGGTCCTCATCGGCAATGCTCCCGTGTCCGAAGCATCAACTTCGGGTTCTGAAGCCCCCGTGCCCCTCACTATTGCTGGCCGTCATCGTGTCTATGTCCTGGGCGACCTCCCTATCACCTGCACCGACAACGCCAACGTCCACATTGTTGCTGACTCTGCCAGTGTGACCCTTAAAGGCAATGCCCGTTGTAATATTGAGCGTGGCACTGTTACCGTCCGTGATCGTGCCACCGTCTCAGGACGTGGCACCATCCATTGTTACGACTCCACCACCATTCTTGCATACGGTGGTATAGTCCATGACCATGGCCACCTCGATATTCGGGCCTACAATGATGCCACCATCTACTCGTTTACCAACCGCCGTATTGAGTTTCACGATAATGCCAAACTGATTTATGAATAGTCATATCGCCATCACAGCCCTCAAAAACGGTCGCCAGCAGCCGCTGAATCTCGGCGACGATTTCAGCATTGACATCGACGATCAGAATCCGTTGTTTAACGACAACGAAATGTTTTCGTACCCCTGCCGAATGCCTATGGAGGGCAATCGTTTCCTGCTGGGTAACATCGACGATCCTGCCAACATTGACCGTCCCGTTGGTTTGGAGCATACGAAGATGCGTATCGTAGTCGATAACCAGCCTTTCCGCTCCGGCACTCTCGTAACTGCCGAAGATGAAGAAATCGACACCGCTCTTACCATGAATATTACGGCCTCTGAGCACTCTATTGATGACCTCATAGGTGAACTGCAATGCCGTGACGTTCCTCTGAAGGATCGTATTCTCATTGGTGAGAAAATCGGAGCTGTGAAGGCGCATATTGACTATGATTTTCAAATCAAGATAACATATAGTGGTAAGAAACCTGATGAGATTCATTCCATCACTTCACAGCGTAGTAGTGATGCGGAATTTTCGCCCCAGGCTCTCGGATTCTCTTATCCTGGCCGTTGTGTCACTCAGTCAGGCACCAAGGAGAAAGCGGTAAAGAGTAAGGAAGAGAGTTACGGCGACGATAAGAAGGTGATTATTCCCCAGGTGCAGACTTCGTTTATCAATGTAAGCGATTCCTACCCGACGGCGAAATACTGTAATGCCCGTGTCTGCTATACGCACTATGACATCGACGAAGACGGTAAGACAACCTCTAAGGCCAGTCCGAAGACAAAGCACACAGGACCTAATGACCACTGGCCGTATTGGGTGCTGGAGGCCGACCGTCCTCAGTCTGGCATCTGTTTCTATGTGCTTTACTTCCTCGACTGTCTTTTCTCGTTCCTGGGTGTCAGCTTTGACAACACCGAACTGCTGAAGGTGGAAGACATGCGCCGCCTGTGCTTCTTTACGACACACTGCAAGTACGATGAGGAAAAGAAGTACCCTAACGTGGATGGTTATTTCCAAACGGTTAATGAGGTCAACGAATGGCTGGAGAGTCGTGGCTGTGGTGGTAAGTTTGTAATCTCTGACGTAAAGGGCAAGCAGCTCGACGATTGCGAATACCATTATTACAATCCGTTCAACGGTCAAACGTATAATGGCCATGCTACTGTAGGTGTGGACGGTGTGCAGTCTATCACTGTTGAACCGACAAAGACGGGCGAGAGTCTGAAGGCTGATATCATGCTGATGTATGCTAACAGCGACAACTTCCCCGACGAAGCAGTGAAGACGGTGCTGGATTCGCTCTGGGCCTCGTTTGGTATCAAGTTTGAGTATAATTACGAGAAGAAACATGTCCGTGCCTACTTTGCCCGTGACGTGTTCCGTGACCAGCAGGATCCTATCGACTTTCCAGGCCGCGTAATCTCCATGAAAAAGATTGCCGAGAAGATTACGGGTGTCAGCATGAAGTATAGCAGCGAAAGCGATGCAAAGGAGCAGCGTAGTAACGTGAAACAGGGTAAGAAGGATTATGATACGTCCTATGACTATATCGACTATCCTCAGAAATCGACTGTCACCAATAAACACTACGAAGAGATTTTTCGTGCGCCCAAGCAGTCTGGTGGTGAACGCGATAAGACGTGTTATATTGACCGTGCAACTGGAAACAAATACCGTATCAAGGTCAACGGCGAAGCAACAAGCTCATCGGATTGGAAACCGGCTCTCTTTGAGGTGGGTCAGTTCAAGGGCGTAGAGCTGGGCGATTGCTCTGAGTTAAATAAGGACTTCGTGGAGGAAATCGTCAGCGATTTTCAGCCGATGGAGTTTAACGATGTCAACTACCAGACTGAGATTGCACAGGCCAGTGGTACGCATAATGATGGTAGCGGAAACACGGTATCATTGAATACCGACCGCATGGAGCCTATTCTGGCTGCATACATCGACGAAGATATGGAACATGAGTTCATCAAACAGATCATCAAGGAGAGCATCGGTTCCGATTTCGTTGAGTGCTATGCTGAAGAGCAGCTGGAGTTGATAGAAAATTACGACCCCAGCGACACAGACGATGGCAACAGCCCGTTACAGTCTATTGATTGGGGACTTGCTATCGCTATTATGCGGGGTGGTGGCACCAATGCGACCATTCAGACCTACGATTTTAACTACGATGGATTTGGAAACTCGAAGTGGCGTACTGTCGCCGGCCTCTATGCTCTCACGTCTGACTCTATCGACATGTGGGGTAATGAGTACGACTACAACGGTGTGCAGCCTGGCATCGGTGGTGGTGAACGCTTCTCGCTCAAAATACGCTCATGGGTGCAGCCTAAATGGGCTGACGGGCCGCTTGTGGATCCTGATGTCATCAATTCACAGACGGGAGTCATCGAGAAGAAAATCAAATCGCGTGGACTTTTCGACACCTTCATGTCGGAATACTGCAACTTCATTCTGAAACGTCGCAAGTACCGCATTCAGATAGAGTGCTCTGCCGCACAGGTGGCCGACGTGCCAAACCACTGGACGCGCCGCTTCCGTATCAATGGCCTGGTAGGATTCATCAATAAACTGTCCTATAACGTCTCAGCAAAAGACGGCCTGAACGGTCTCGAAGTAGAGTTCTATGTCTATTAGTCTTCGTGCCCGCTGGTTCGCCAGCGGGTTTTTCTTTTGTCCCTACCTTTTTCCGTTCTATCGCTATCTTTGCCAAAAATAAACGCTTATTATTATGGCAAAGAAAAAAGACGCTTTCATCCAGACGGTCAAAGGACCAGAACAGTTGCGACACCGTGCAGAGCAGCTGCGCAAGATGGGTTATTCCATCCTTTTGCCCAGCGAAAACAACTATCTTAACATGGATGGTCCGCGTGAGTCGTGGAGTGACTTTATCGGCGCACAACTGCGCTCTGGTGCCTCTGAGAATGGACGCGCACAGCGTAAGTCCATCCCTACCCTCTACTTCAGTAGTGGTAATGAGGTGAAAACGGGCGTTTCCGACAAAGGCACAAAGGACTTGGGCTATATTGAGTGGGGATTGGGCAACACACTGCCTAACCTCGTGGCCTTGCTCACAAACATGTTGCCCTACACAGCTGCTGGTGTTGAGTTCAATCAGATGCTCGTGACGGGTCTCGGTCCCCAGCCGAAATTTGACGTGGCTCAATATGTGGGTGGTAACATCACCACCACGAAGATACGCTATAAGGATGCTGGCAAATGGCTCCGTGGCCGTATCATCGACCTCCAGCGTGAGCTGCTGAAACTCCACTCAGAGCATAATGGCAATGATACCAGTATGCCAAGCGGCTTCTCCGCTGGTGAAGGCTCAGAAGCATCAACAGCACCAGCAGCTCCATCGGCTTCCGCTAACAAGGTGTTTGATAGCCTTTGTGAATCAATCAGTGAACAGATTGAGGATTTACAAAAGGCCCTGAAGAAATGGAAAGAGACATGGCCAAAGGTAAAGGACTTTCTGGAGCGTAACAACCTTGCTCAGACATGGCTTGCTGTGTCGCTCGATCAGGTGATGTTTAATATTTCATTCCCTGAATTGCAGTTGAACCAACGACAACTCGATAAAAATAATAAGGATGTAGAGACGAAAGATTGGACCCCAGCCATTACAGGATTGTCATACCGTAGTTGCCATACGACCAGATTGGAGCGAATGGATCAATACGGGCGTATCAATTATGTGTACTGCTCGAATCGTTGGCTGGATAAGCCATGGCTCGATCAGGGAGGCGACCAGAACGCGCCCATCAATGCCATTCATGCCCTTAATCCGGCTTCACCGCTGACTTCTCTGCAAGAGGTGGTTTGGGAGGCCAAGGAAAAGAACGTATCGGTCAATAAACGTCCTACACGCTTCGTGCTGCCTACGTTCAATCCCACTGCTGGCCGTCCGTATTATCCGACTCCTGCCTGGCATTCCATCTTTGGTGGTGATATCTACGAGTATCTTTCAACGATTATCAGTGACCGCTACAATCGTAAGAAGAATAGCAATATCATTGGCCGTATCATCTACCTGCACAACGATTATATGCAGCAACTCTTCATTCAGAAGAAAGCACAGTCTGATAGAAAGAAGCAGGCAGAGATACGCGATAAACTCTATACGCAAATCAATCAGTGGCTATCCAACCGTGACAATGCCGGTCAGTCGCTCTTAGCCTTTACCTTCATGGGTACGGATGGCGAGGAACACAAGAGCTTTGAGATAGTGGAGATTGAGAGTGCCAGCAAGTCTGTGGCCGATGCCAACGAGAAAGAGACGGCTGAGATCTCATCCATCGTCTTCATGGCTCTTGGACTGGATGCCCGCCTGCTTGGTTCGTCACCAATGGCTTTGGTGGGCAGTAATGGCGGTACGGACATCCGTGAGCGTTATCTGTTGCGTCTCATCCTGAAATCGCCCATCCAGAACGTCATGCTGAAGACGCTCGATGTGGTGTCGCATTTCAACGAATGGGACGAAAACCTCTGTTGGGAGATCGACCGCGAGGTGATGACTACGCTCGACCGCTCTAAATCAGGTGTAACAACTCAGGACAAACCCGAATAACCATGGCACAAGGATTACTCATACAAGGCGCATCACCGTTGGTTGGCTCTCCAATCACGTTCAAGGTGCAGGCTGCCGTCATCAGTGGCGAGTGTGCTTTCCATCGTGTAAAGCTCACCGTACATGCCGGCATCTATGGTGGCAACTATACTGACCTGACGCTATCCTCACCTGCTGAGAGTGGCGAAACCCTGTACTTCGATGTTTCGTCTGCTCTCCGTGCCGTGGCTGATAGCTATGAGTACACTGCTACGCCTCCTGCTGCCTATCCCTATATCGTCTATGACCTGTCGGCCTGTGATGAGTATATGCAGAATGGTGAAGTGCATGATAATGTGGGTGTCGTGACCAGCAACGGCCACAAAGCCATTTTTGGTGCCTACTCTGACCTGGAGCGCATCCTCAGTGGTGGCAGTAAACTGGCACAGCACTTTACCCGTAAGCCCAACACCACACCCGAAGTGGTGGCCGTAGGCGAGACAATGGTATGCCCTCAGTCGTTTGCAACGGCTATCAGTGAGGGTAGTATCACTACGGGGCCTACGTCATCGGTGGTCAGTATTACAACGCCTGGCCTGCAAACCATCAATGGCCGTCAGGTGTATGCTGTGGCCGCCGGACAGACCGACCGCTACCAGTTCCGCTTTGTCAATGGTTTGGGCTGTCTCGAATCAATCAGTGTGCGCTCATTCAAGACCACTGAGACGAATGTAACGCAAGAGTCATACATTCGTGCCATACAAGAAACCTTTGGCTCGTTCTCGCGTGGCCTGGTGACAAAGAAAAACGACTATGAGACATGGAAGATGTCTTCTGGTCCCCTCGATGAAGCATGGCATTCGTGGTTTATCCATGAGTTCCTGATGGCTAAGTTCGCTTGGATTAAGATAGGAAACAACTGGCTCGGTTGCCATATCGTGCCGGAAGAGACCGTAGAGGGCATCGACCGTACCAACGGATCTTTCTACGAAGTACAGTTCTCTGTCCGTCTCGACCTCAATGGTTCGCCCCTGGCTGCCCTCGCAATATAAAACAATAATCAAACAAAATAATAACGATATGAACCAGATTATCTCATTCTTTCAGAGCTTTTTCTGCTCTATCCCACGTCTCGTTGCAGTCGCCTTGGGAATTGTATGGGCATGGTTGGAACCAACGCTCCCCTATGCCCTGTTGTGTGTGTTTGCTGTGTTAATAGACTGTCTGACAGCTTGGCGACTAAACAGACGTATCAAAGCAACATTCCCGAAAAGTAAAGCCGATGGTAAACTGAAATCGGCTCACATGTTCAAGATGGTTAGTGACCTGGCGATTGTCTGGTTCTGCATTCTGCTTGCTGAAGGTGTGGATAAGCATTTGCTCGGCCACCTCGGAGGTTTACACCTCGGTCAGTATGTGGCTGCCATCTTCATCCTCTGCACCATGGTTAGCATCCTCGAAAACGAATCATCCTGCAATGGTTCTGCATGGGCAAGAGCCGTCCAAAAGATTGTCACCTCTAAGGTTGCACGTCACATTGACATCGACGAAGAGGAACTGGAGGCTGCTATCAAACCTAACAAGGCTAAAAAACACAAGAAAGCTGTCAAAGAATAATGTCACCTATGCCGTGATATCATCACGGCCTTAAAATTTGTTCGCTATGCTTATCTCATCCCCCGAAGAACTGAGGCTTTATTCGCCCTCTAACGCCATTGACAATATCGAGACGATGGCAGGTTTTTTTGATTCGTCTGAGCAGGACTTCCTAAAGGATAAACTCGGCGCACAGCTCCATCAGTCGTTGGTGGAATATTATCAGTCATTGCGCGATGGCGAGGGTGCTATTGCGGAGTTTATCGGGCAGATTGTAGCCGGCACTCCCCTACCCCCTTACGCCCGTCTGCTGACACTGGCACAGCGTATCATCACCTTTGATGCACTTGGTCGTGCCATTGACCAGCAGGCTATCAGTGTCAATGGTGCAGGCATCAATATCGGTGTGGCAGATGACTACCAGAAAGTCGATCCTGCCACCATCAATGCCTATAAGCAGAGCTGCATCAAGGAGTCTCACGCTGCTATCAATGCCTTGCTCGTGACACTCGAAGAGTGGACGCAGGAGGTGAATGCGCTCGACCCAGCCGCCATTGAGCCAGAAAGCTCTAACGCTGAGAAAAAGGAGATTACTGATTATTGGCGTACCTCTCGCTATTTCTTCCTCGCTGCAAGTCTGGCTATCCCGTCGGCTACCATCCTTCAGGAATATCTCGACATCTACGGCTCGCGTGAGAAGTTTATTCTCATGCTGCCTGACCTGCGTTTTATCCAGGAGGATATTCTGACTCCTATTATCGGCGAGGATCTGATGGACTATCTCGTTGAAACAGCAATCAAGGGCACTGATGACCGCCTTTTGAAGCGTATCATCCACCGTTTGCGTAAGGCTATGGCCCGTCACCTGGAATCGCGCACTATGCAGATAAAAGTGGGCGACCCAAGACGTGAGACGGCACATAACGAGGCCGTGCAGTTGACTTCCGACCTCTCCAGCTACCTGCAAACGCATCAGCCCGACATGGAAGGCGACCTGTTGAAAGCCTTTAAGACCTCTCCCCTCTATGTGGCTCCCGCCACTGAGCCTGAAGCATCGGCTTCGGGTGAATACACGCCGGAGTTTGAAAACAATGCCTCTGGCTCTGTCATGTTTGTAACCCCTGCCCTCGATTAGTTATGACCAGCAATCTCTCTGCTATCCTCGAAAAGTGGGCACAGTTATACAAGCCCATATCGCATGACCCGAAACGTGGCTCTAAGGATAAGGCATACTACGAAATCAAGACCATCAATCAGGATTCGGAGTTTGTGCGTAATCAGAACACGGCAAAGTCGCCATGTATGGCCTATTCGGTCCTGGTAGATGCTGAAATGAACTCTACTAAGGTTGTGAACTATCGACACACCATCTATTTCATGTCCCGTGCCAAGACGCGCTCGCTGGCTAAGAATGCCAAGCAGGATGATGAGCTGGGCACTGACCAGCAGCTATTGATGGATGAAATGGTGCAGGATCTCATTCAGTATCTCCGTGATCTAAAACACTATGGCCGCTGTCCTATTACGGGTGAGACCTACGACACCCCTACGATGCTGTCGCTTCGTGGCCTCTCGCTCGATAAATGCGAGTGGGGCAGTCTGCCGGTTAAGTATGCTGAATGGCACTTGATGGAGCTGTCTATTGACCAGGACCAGCCACTCCCTGCCATCGGCTGTATCAATAAGGAAAAGTATCACCTCCCTGTCTCTGAAGAAACCACTGTGCCCGATGGCTCTTCGTCGGGTGAAACTACCGTTCCTGAAGCACCTGCTTCGGGTGATAACCCCTAACTCATAAATATACAATATGACAGTCGCCCGTCCATCCGATTATTGGTTTTCATCCAGTGCTCTGTTTGTTCAACTCAATGCCGCTGGTGATCGTAACTACATCCATGCTAACTGTTCGTCAGGTAGCATGGTGATGTGCTACATGCGTGGCATCGACGGGCTGGGATTTGATAATGGCCATAACTATCGCAGATGGACGCTGATAGCGTCGCCTACTGTCTTCCATGATGATGATCCCCGCTATGTCTATATTGCCATTCCGAAGAGCAATGCCGCCGACATTCCCGCACAGGTGGTATGGCCGTCTGAAGAGTTGGATATCTACGGATGTAATGAGGGAGGTACACAGGTAGGTTCCACCGATTACTACTACATCTGGACGCGAGGCATTATCTCAGCCTCTCGTGTGAATGGTGTGGCACAGGATCGTGTCTGGACTCAGGTAGTAGATACGGGTACGCTGGCTTCTGATGAAGCGATTGCCAGTGGTGGTGAAGGCACCTGGTGGGAGTATATCGCTACTACCGACATGGTGAAGTTCCTGAAGACCATCAGTGAGGCTGTATTTGAGAAACTGACGGCTTCCTGGGCCTCTATCACTCAGCTGGTACTTCACGGCCATACCATCAATGGCGTGGCTAATCCTGAGACGGTGGCCGATGCCAATGCCAACGACAAACTGGTGACTCCTGCTTACGCTAAGACGCAATATCTCTCGCGTACTCACGATGACACCGCAAATGGCGACATCACCTTCAATAACTCCATACTCGTTAAGGGTGAAACGGTACTGAAACGCTCTGTCACCATTGGCGATTACGAGAAGGATATTCAGGTAGGCATCGGTTCGCGCACCGGCATGAAGATGCTGCCAGACGGCACCATTATTGCCCGCTCGTTGGAACTGTCGGAATCGCTGTCGGTACCAATCATCAAATACAACCAGATTGAGGTGCTTTCAGGCACCCGCTGGGACTCTGCCGGTAAGGGACGTATCAAGGAGATTATTAGCACTGATGACACCAACCATACATGCCAGTTCGTGCTCGATTTGAACGATGGCGAACCAGGTGAGTTTATAGTGAATGATATCCTGCGTGGTTTCTGGCACAACATGGATGGTACAAAGAATGCCACTACCAACAGCGATGACCGCAAGGGTAATATTCAACGTGCAGGATTCCAGTCTATCTACTGCCGCGTAACAGCCGTGGCCAATGTCGTTGAGCGTGTCACCAATGATGTTGTTGAGTATATCGCACAGGATGCGCAATATGTGGCACAGGAAGGTGATAAGATTCGTGAAAATGGCCTCGTAACGGTGGCCATGCGTCAGTTCAATACGAATCCTGTCACTTGGTCGCCTGCTCCCGAACAGTGGAGTGTGCTGTCTGTCTCTGGCTTCTTTGGCGTGGATCATCCAGAGCGTCAGAAGTTCTTTATTTATACTACGTCCTATATGGCCCGTTTTGAGGGTGTAAACACATGGGAATGGGAAGAGCATTGCTTTATGGGTGGCTGGGGTGACTTGACCGGCTTTGCCATGCTGCAACTGGACGAAAACCAACAGGTAGTATATCGTAAGGAGTTCAACGGCGAGGGCTTCGTCACTAAGGATGCGCATATCTATGGTGTGCTCGACCAGTTTACGCGATTCTCTGACCGTATCGACATCAAACTGTCACGTCCTGATGGCACCATTGCCGACGGCGAACAGCAACGCGCCGACTTCATTCTGAAGGATGTAGAGGGTAACGTCATTAGCAGTGGCTATACGATGAGCATTACCCGACAAAGCGGCAATGCGGCTGCTGATACGGCATGGAATCAGGCCATGGCCACACAATACCCCAGCGGCATCCCGTCGGCTCTCTATTTTCAGTTTGCTGATGTGCCTGAAGGTGGTGCTGTCTATGTGGTGGCCGCCACACGTCAGGTAAGCGATGGGCAGGGTGGCTATGACACCTATACAACCAGCGCGTCGTTTGTCCTCTCCCGTGCCTATGCCCAGGAGATTTTCTTAGGAGCGTGGGATGCTGCAATGCTCTATGAGCGCACTCCCCGACTCTACCCCACCGTCACACATAACGGCTGTAAGTGGTATCTCTATGCTGCCAGCAGTCAGAATAACGAGCCACACCCCACATCGACCTACTGGAAGATGGTGTATGGTGCCAACGACCTTCAGATATGCTTCTACGACCGTGCAGGGCACCGAATCACATCAGCAGCGCAATATCCTGGTGCTGTTAATCTCTATCTCGACCCGCATCTGCTGTGTGGCAACTATGACATCACCGACCAGTTGACAGATAGCGATTGGTCGTGGGAGCGTTACACCGGCAATTATGGTGAAGAGACCGACACCCGTAGTGCAGCCGATAAGCAGTCTGATCAGGGGTGGCCTAACGCCCACTGGCCTGCTATTCCCAAGACTCGTATCATCACGATTACTAACGATGACATGCCCCCGACATGGGGTAGCGGTTCCATCGTGAACTTTATCGTCACTGCCAGCTATGGATCCCTGACGATTGATAACGCGGTACAAATGTAAATTTCGTGTTCATTACCCCGCTGCAATTCAGCAGCAAAGCCGTGCTATGAGTTGGCATGGCTTTTTTTTGTCCCTACCTTTTCCCCCATTTCCCCTATATTTGCAGTGATAAAAATTTGTTGTTTCATGCTGCTGTCACAGCGGCCCCTAAAAAATTAAGATTATGACAAGCTCTATTCAAGAACCGTGCTGTATCGAGAACACCCTGCCTCGACTGCTTCGTGAACATGCTCTCGCCACCTGGCAGACCAATGGCGATGTAACCTTTGATAAGCTGATGAAGGCTGTTGGCTGTCTCGCTGGTGATGCTATCACCGTCACAGTCATCACACCATCAATCGACATTGCACACTTGCGCTATCTCCGTTGGTTGCAGCAGCGTGGATGGCTGAAGGAACTGAAAGTGCTGACGGCTACCGATCAGGCAGAGTTGGTAAAGAACGAACTGCCTGCCGAATTGCCGATGACCATCAGTAACCACACCTCAGTAGTGGAGCCGTTGCTGATTATCACTGGAGAGAAGAAAACGGTGGTGGTACAGGGTGCCTTGCTCCCCATCGTCACACCTGGCCATTATCAGTATGTCACCTATTGCGGCAATGACCAGGAGCAAATCGACATGCTTACTGCCAGTGCCCTCTCTCTCCTGCGCACTGCTTCCCGTAAAAAGGATAAGAAGGGCAAGAAAGAAGCCCCCGTGCCCGAAGCATCCGCTTCTGGTGAAGCTACCGTTTCTGAAGGTGAAAAAACCGCTGAATAATGGCCGTCCAGATAGAAAAACCCCGTCGCCCCATCAATGTGGTGCTCCGTTCCTTTGCCCGCCAGTCTGTGCAGGCAATGGAACAGGGCTTTCGTACCCAGCACGTTTGGCCTTATGAGATCTATCCTGGCTTTGCCAAGATAAACGCTATCCGTAAGGCTCGTGCCATGAGAGGTGGTAAGGATTGGTTTGCTACTGGTGAGGGTTTGAAGTCGTTTCAGTATGAAGTGATGTCTGCCGCACAGGGCAACGAAACCATCCGTATTGAGTTCAACCACTACCTGCGCTTCGTTGACATGGGTACTGCCGGTGGTAAGCCTATCGAGACGGTGGACCGTGCGCGTAAGGCTCATTATAGCCGTCGTTACGTCACGATATGGAGCGCAAGGGATGGTGACACGCATCGACCATTCTCTATAATGATGGAAGCCCGCCACCTTGAAGGGCGTATGCAACGCTATCTCGAAGACTATTACGGACGTGAGGTGAATGCTCAGATCTATCGTACATTTAGTGGCCTCGGTGCCATTGACTTGACCTTGTAGTGTGTCTGCTGGTTCTGCCAGCAGGTCCTCGTAATAACCAAAAACAATAAGAGTAATGAACATTTTTAAGAAATGGCGTGAATATCGCGCCGCCAAGAGAAAGAAAAAGGAGCTGCGTCAGACCAGCCGAGTATTTGGTCACATTGAACAGTTGACAAAGAGCCACATGCTCATTTGGGACCTGAAAGACCGTCGCCTGTTTATTGCACAGCCATTGGCCATGGTCATGCTGTCGCGTGGTGCTGAAGCATGGCGAAACTTCCTGAACAATGTCTATCTGTATCATGTCTTCTGTCTGCAACAGCAGCAGTGGGATCAGTATGTGCTCAACTTGCAGCGTAAGGCTGTGGCAGAGCGCGTGGCCAGTGGTATCAAGGTAAAGCCAGGCGAACTGGACCGTATTCGTCGTGCTGTGCGTGACGGCATCAATAAGGATGGTGTGGCACTGCCTCCCATCGAGGCGTTTGATTTCTATATCATTGCCGACAATGCCAGTGGCGACGCACAGGCTGAAATCACCTTCGTTGGTGAGTATAACCCCGAAACCCGATTGTTTGATATGGCATCCTGGGAGGAAGTGAAAGCTGCCGTTCAAGAGGCCAAAAAGAATACCGAAAAAGAGTAGTGTCTATGACTGAAAACGAATTATTCAATAGAATACTTGACGTGATGGAGGCTCGTTTCGACAACATGCCACCGCGTGATTCCGTCACCATCGACGATAACTTTGCCGAAGACCTGGACTTGGAATCGCTCGACCTCGTAGATCTGATTATGGGTGTAGAGACCGCCTTTGACATCAAACTCGACATGGCCGATGCTAAGAACACCAAGACCATTCGTGACCTGATAAACTTTATTCGTGAAGTAAAGCCGGAGCTATGCGTACAGTAATCACAGGCATGGGCATCTGGTCGTGCATCGGCGAAGACGTGCATACGGTGGAACAGTCGTTGCGCACTCGTTGTGCCGGCATTGGCACCGACTACCGACGTACAGAATACGGCTACCAGTCGCCACTCACGGGTATGGTGCTCCGTCCTGACCTGAAGGCAGAGCATTTGAAACGTGCCCAGCGTACCTGTATGGGAGAGCCTGCCGAATATGCTTACATGGCGGTAAAGCAGGCCCTCGCTCAGAGTGGTATCACCGACCTGCATCACTGTGGCCTGATAGTCAGCAATGACAGTACGGCTAATGCCCTGGCAGAGACAGAGGAAATCATGCAACTGCACCATGACAGCCGTCATTTGGGTGCAGGCATGGTGTTCCGCACATTGAACAGTACCGTGTCGATGTCGCTGGCTTCCATCTTTGGCATCGGTGGACTGACGCTGACCGTCTCTGCTGCCTGTGCAGGTGGTGGCCATGCCATCGGACTGGCTCACTCGCTCATCAAGAGTGGTATTCTTGACTGCTGCATCGTTGTGGGTGCCCAGGAGGTAGGACTACATGCCTATACGTCCTTTGACGCACTCGGTGTATTCAGTCGCCGCACCGATGACCCAGCAGCGGCCTCACGCCCATTTGACGTGTCACGCGATGGACTGGTGCCGTCGGGTGGTGCAGCAGCTGTCATCCTTGAAAGTGAAGCCCATGCCGCACAGGGCTGTCGCCGTCCGATGGCCAGCATCGACGGTTATGGCTTCAGTACGTCACCGAATATCATCAGTCCGTCGGCTGACAGCATTTTCCGCTCAATGACCAACGCCCTGAAGGATGCAAATCTTACACCTGCCGACATCGACATGATAGCAGCTCATGCTACCGGCACCCGCGATGGTGACAATGCCGAAGCAGAAGCCATTACCTCCCTCTCGCTCTTTGCGCCTGTGCCTGCTGGCTCTCCTGCGGGTCCCTACGTCGTAAGTACCAAGTGCTACACAGGCCATGAGTGCTGGATGTCGGGTGTTTCGCAGGTGGTTTATACGCTGATTCAGATGCAGGAGCGTTTCATTGCGCCTCACATCAATCTCACTCAGCCCGATAAGGCTGCTGAACAGTTACGCATTCCCACTACCCTTGTAGATAACGTCACCATCCGTCATGCGCTCTGCAATGCCTTTGGCTTTGGTGGTACTAACGCATCACTAATATTGTCACTATGGAAAGAATAAACCTGCAACTCCCCACCTCTTATAACCGCTGTACGCCGGCACAACTCCGTGCTATTGCTGCAATCATGGCCGACCGTGGACTGCACACCTCCCGTCTGCATCCCTATGATCATTTTGAGGTGAAGGTGGCGGTATTCTTCCGACTTACTGGCATAGAGGTGGTGGAGCCTGTCAATCCGCGTGTCAACGTAGAAGACCAATACTACACATGCCGACAAACGCCCTGGACGCTCGAAGAGGAAAACAGTCGTTGGTTCCGTATGCTACGCTGGTATCGTAGCTTTAAGGCATGGTTCCGTCGCTCAGTCCTCGGACATGATGACACCTTTTCGCTCTATCTCTGGCAAATCAACTACTGGCTGACTCCGCATAAGAATCTCATCAATGGAAAAGACATACCTGGTATGCTCGATTGGCTCGATGCTGACAGCCGTGACCACCTCCTGCGCTTCCCGTTCCCGACGGTGTACCGTCGCCGTCGATCCAGTTGGTTCTCTATCGACAAAAAGGTGGAGTTTCATGGTCCGTCACCATTCATGGACGGCTTCATTTGGCGACGCTACCGTTTTGCCCAGGACTACATGCAGGTGTATGTGGATTGTCACAATGCTTTGCTTCAAATGCAGCAGCAGGGTAATAAGGTATCTGCTGATGACATGCTGAAAGCAGTAAAGAACTACGACCTGGCAAAAGCGATGTTCCTGGCCGTGCTCTACAACAGTCGTATTACCTATGTCGATGAAGAGACGGGCTGTAAGAAAACGGATTTCCACTATCAGAGCAACCAGCATAGCGATAACAGTCCCTATTTCCGTAATTTCCCTGAGTCTGACTTCCAACTCATCCTCCTATGGTGGCAGGGCATGATGCACTTCTTACAGAAAACCTATCCAAAGGTGTTTAAGAAAACATCGGTAAAGAGTCCTAAGAAGCCCGTCAATCCGCTGGAACTCTACACCCGCACCACGGCAACGATGGAGAAATACCTGCATATCACCGCCTCCGACGTGGACCGCGAACCATACACCACCATTCTCCAGCAGCTCGAAGACATTACCCGTCGTAATGAAGAGATAGAGAAGATGAACGCAAAAATGAAATCAAGACGCAAATAACTTATGCCGACCAGACAACCATCTATCAGTTTTCAGTTCCTCCGTAACTACATGGAGAAATTCACCTGGCGCGATAAGCGCACAGGGCTGATGACTACTGGCTACAACCCGCCAGCAGGTGCCCAAGACCTCGCTCGTGTTCCCTTTCATGTCCGCTTTGTCACCGGCAAAGGCCGACGGGAAGAGGGTAATGCCATTTGTTTGAAGGTAGATCGTCGTAAGCACCTTCGTATGATTCAATTTGTAGAGTCAGGAGCCATCCGTTACCTCTACGATTTCCTGGTCATCGAAGTGGACGGCACCCGTGTCCTGTCTCATTAAGGTTTTCTTATAAGCCGAGGGTTTGACCTCGGCTTTTTTGCGCTCTTTTTCGTCTATTTCTAAAATATTTTTGTTTTTTCTTGCATATTTCCCCTAAAATTTTTACCTTTGCACCATAATTGAATAAAAAAGTATCTCCTATGACAGCAAAGAAACAAGAATCAAAGGGTAAACTTATTACGAAAGACAAAGAACTGACTCCCGCCTGGTATGTTGCCAAGCGTGTGCTCAACGTCCACAACGTGACCTATAATGATATGGCTGAAAAGCTGGGTGTGAGCGTCACCACCGTTCACGATCTCTGCAACTATGCCCCCAATATTGTGCGTGTGAAGCAGATGGCCGATGCTCTCGGTGTCTCATTCTTCGATTTCTTCGACTTCACGCAGGAGGGCAAAGAGGCCGCTGT